GCCGTCAGCAGCAGTGTCGCTGTCGTGCTGACAACGACCGGCAAAGGCCTGAGTTGAAGCTACCAGAGACAACAAAACGAACAGTGCAGCAAATGCTTTTTTCATTGTGAAATTTCCATCTATAAGCCACCTCAATGTGGCGTCAATGAGTGTATCACTGACTTTTGTTTCGTCCACAAAAAAAGCCCGCAGCGCTGGCTTACCAAAACTTGTACCACGGGGATTTATCCTTCAATGGGCAATCCTTCCATCGTGTGGCCAACCATTCATATTCTTTAAAATATGTGTTTATGTTTTCTTTTTCTCTAATGGCTTGTATAAGAGGTAGCGCAATCTGATAGTTATTTACAACGGAGCTGTAAAATACTTCCTTAATCATGGTCTCATCATAAGTTTTCCGCTTCACGCTCACAGCCATGCGTTCGTAGAAACCTAGACAGTAAATTATTTCTCTCTTCTCTGTCTTTTCTTCATCCGTAAGATCAGCCTGCCCATTGCTTGGATACATATAAGAGCGGAATGATTTGTTCGATTCGTGAATGCGGCGCATAGTAGATAGGCCTTTCTTATAATCTACATCAAACCTGCTTTCACCAAGGAATACTGAAGTGTGTACTTTTCTCGCTGTATTTACATTATAAATAATAGTAGCGATAGCTATGAACAAGCCAAGCGAAACCGCGACTGCACTTACGATTTGAGCCACAGCCATGGCAAATTGCATTTCTTCACTTAACACAAACTGTCTCCAGACATGAAAACGGGGCCTAATGGCCCCGTCATTAAACTATCCGAATGTTAAACGCCTTCGTACTCGTCAAATTTTCTCATGTGGGCTCCTCCTGTATCGGTGCCTAATCGCTATGGATCACCCGTGAGGTAATAGTAAGCTATTCACCTGCAATCTGTACAGAATTATTTAAAGGCACATCCCTGTGCCGCCGCCCGTCAGAAGAACCCAGCCTTGTCGTTGATGTACTCCGCGTGCGTCTGGATATCACGCAGGCATTTGCTCACACCGACGATGTAGCAGAACATGGTGGTCAGCTCCGCCGCCGCGCCCGATACGTCGTGCCCGTCTTCCTGTAACTGGTTCAGCAGATTCATCAGCAGTGAGTTCTCCGTCAGGCCGAGAACACCAGACGGGGAATGAATCAGGCTGCGGTAGCCGGGCTTCAGCGGGGCGTTGTAGGTTTTGTTCTCTATCTTCATCGCCTGCATTACTGCTGACGCCGTGGCGTTGGCTACCTGGTCGGCAACCATCTTTATGCGTTCTTCCTGCGGTAGCGAGTTTTTAATGTAACTTCCGGTGCGGCGGATCTGAGGAAGAACCTCGCCTGTAACCCATTCAAGAAATCTGAATGCTCTCGTTCCCTCAGTCATTGCCTCTTTGCAACGCAGAATAAGGATGTAGAGACCTGATTCTGAAACGATGGATAGTTCTTGTATTCCACCAGGGGTCTGTATTGAATACAGCCCCTTTTTGTTCCAGCCTTTTTTATCAAGTTTTCTCGCTTGTGTAACATCAATATTCAAAGCATTGCACACATCTTTGGTGACAAACCAAGGTTCTCCGTCAATCATGAACATACGGATCTGGCAGGATGACTCAAAGGAAAAGATGGAAGGTTTGGTATTCATGGCGATCACCTTTGTAGTTAGGTTAATCACCACCGCTGAGACCAATCAGATGGTGGTGAACTGTGCAGAGTTGGTCTTACCGGCTACAAAGGAACCCGGCGCACCTTTCGGTGCCCCCACACAGCCCACCATAGAATAGGTGCGCTTTACACATAAAAAAAACCGCTTATGCGGCATATGTGCCTCTGTAGTAATCCGGGAGACCAATCCCGGCACTGGATTTTGCCAGTGCCCGATTACTATGGCACAAGAGGAGTGCGATGTAAATTTACCTCAAAGGTAAATATAAGCACTCCACTTGGTAATTGCAAACCTTATCTGGTTTGTTTTCGTAATTGTTCGGCACAATAGTCGAGATGTGTTTGCAGATCCCGCATAGACATCTGTGAGCTGGTGACGTAGTTAATCAGTGCAGTCAGTTCGGCAAGTGGGCCATCGACATTAAATCCATCCTTATCGAGATCCCGGAGTAATTTCATCAAGTGCGATCCCTCCACCAGTGACCTGACGCCTCCCGGCGTGTGAATCCTTTCGGTAAATCCGTCTTCCAGTGGATAGTGATACCGCTGCATCTTATCTTCTCCATGCAATAACTGTATATTTATACAGTATCAAATAATTTGTTTGCTATCCAGCACGTTTTGCAAATTACCATAAAGGTAATATCTATTGGTATTTATAGTCTTTCTATACATATATGGTTTTTCAGGTAATAGAATAACCAGATATGCGGCGCAACGGGTGCTGCGACTATCTGGAGATTTAACATGACGGTCTCAACCGAAGTTGACCACAACGAATACACCGGTAACGGCGTTACGACATCGTTTCCGTATGCCTTTAGGGTTTTCAATAAATCTGATTTGATTGTGCAGGTTGTTGATATTCATGAAAATATCACCGTACTGACTCTTGATACTGATTATATAGTTACCGGGGCCGGAGGATACAATGGTGGAAATGTAATATTGTCGAAGGCGTTGGCCAATGGCTATAAGATTTCTATATCACGAGAGCTACCGGTTACACAGGAAACTGATCTGCGCAATCAGGGTAAGTTCTTTGCGGAAGTGCATGAGGATGCTTTTGATAAGCTAACGATGCTGATCCAGTTAGTCAAAAGCATGGCTCGGCTGGCTCTTCGTAAACCATCATTTAGTGCCACTTACTACGATGCACTCGGCAATCGTATTCGTAACCTTGATGATCCATTATTTCCTCAGGACGCTTCCACGAAGAAATATACAGACTCATCTATCAAAGGAGTTATTAACAGCAACATATCTAAAACACTCCGCTTCCCTGAGATAGTAAGCGAAATGGCATCAGCATCTTCTAGGGCAAACTCAATTCAGGGGTATGACAGTTTAGGACGTCCTGTTCCTATTTTTTCAATTACAGATACTGCTGATTTATGCCTTAAGCTAGCAAGTGTCAACGGATCATCATACGTTGGTACCAGATTTGGTGATACACTTGAACAGACGCTAAATAGTACTCAGTTCATTAATTCCTGCAGTTTAGTCACATCTAAAACACTTGAGAGATTATCAAGGCCTAACTCAAAAATAGTGTTAGTTGGTGACAGCTTAAGTGCCCCATATAATATAAGCACAGTGGATCGATCAAGCATTTTTGCCGCTCATCTTAAGAGAGTTTTGCAAGAGAAATTCCCAAGTTCTACTTTATTTAACAGAGCAATTGGTGGAATGAGGTACTATGACCTTGGAAAAGATACACCAGCAATTACTTCTTATAACTCACAGTACCCATGGTATTCAGACACGAACAGACGCTGGATTGATTACATTCGTGATATTAACCCTGATGTTGTTATTATTGCTTTTGGCATGAATGACGGAGATGGTTGGGATGTTGGTAACTTCCCGCAGAAAACTTTTTTTAAATTGATGGCTGAACTGAATGATATTACTTCAATGCCTGAAATTGTTTTTTGTACAAATATCCTCCCATCAAGTACCACAAGTGACTCTGAATTTAGCAGTTTAGAAGCTCAGAATGGACGAAACGCAATGGCAGGATGGACTCGTTCATATGCGCAGTATGTTGGCGCTGGGCTTATTGATTTTAATCGTTACTTTAATGCAGTACGTGATGGGGTTGATGTGGTTTCTGGTAATTATGTGAGGGCAACTATTTCAAAAGATGTTACATTGCCTTATGAATATGAAGATTTATCATATTCTTACTCCGTAAGGATTCAATTTGTAGATATTGAAATCCTTAGTTCTGGGATTCAATTCCAATTGTCTTCATACCATAATAATTTCATTAACTTGAAATATACAGGCTCTGCCTTTGAAACCACACACTATACTGCATCAACAGGGACTGTAGGTGTTTTTATGCGCAATATTGTTAAATTATCTGCTCCACTTGGTTTGTTTTCAGTTGAATTTAAACTTATTGGAAACTTCGTTGAGATAACACTTAACGATAACGAAATACTATTCAGTAGTAATATTGTAAGGTTTGGTGGTTTATTTTATCCTCGCATCGGTGGTTCAGGGAACTGCAAAATTGATATGCAGCCGATGATTCCTGTTAAGCTTAAAAAGTCAATGACTAACGAAGATGTTTATTCGCCTGGTAGTGGTAATAATAAGAATCACCCAACAGCTTATGCAAGCTCTAGAATATATCCACCGGTTCTTGATGGATGCTTTAATAGCATTTTCTTTAAAGAGATGAAAACTGATGGCGTTTACCTTGATTTTATCACAGGACAATATGAAATAGTTAATAGCTATTCTCCCAACTTATCTAAAAAAGGAAACGTATCTGATATTCTTTCCTTTGTTTCAGGTGACCTTATTTATTCCTATTCATCAGATATTTTAGAAGGGGCTGTTTTTGGTTCCGCAAATAAATGCTATATAGACAGTAATAAGTTTTTGCTAGCTAATCAGAAATTAAGAGGGATTACTGTTATTGTTGAGGGGAAACAATATGCAGGTGGAGAATTGGCGTATTATGTCACACTTGGTGAGGGGTTAACTGGTAACCGTCTGCATATGACAATAACCGATAATAATATTCCACGCTGTACTGCAGTGATGAATGGAGTATCTTCTGATCTTATCGGTTCAAATTCGTTTCAGGTAAACCCATCTATTTTTCACAAACATACTAGTTCAATCGATGTCAATAATGGAATTCATTCTATGGCATACGATAATCACATGGCCTCTGGTAACATTGCAGAAACTGAAATATCTGAACTTACTCAGGATATTGTATCTAAAATAAAACTTGGTTATGCAAGTGAAACGACTTCTGGAGTTGATGTTGTTATTGCCAGAGTGCAGGTTATTTTTGATGGATTAACATCATCTGGAGTTTGCAGGAAATAAATTTTGGCAACTAATAAACATCCTTACATTTATGGTTGTTTATGAATATTGTCATCAAAAACCAATGAATTGATAGTTATTTCAGAATATCTGATGGTTAAACATATATGGTTTATTGTGTTTGGTGACCTGTAAGTGAAGAGGTTCGATATGTACAAAAAAAATGGTGTGTGCTATGTCGGTTAACATAACAACTGAGTCTTTAAATCAATGGCTTAGTGTGAGCTCTCTTGCTGCGGTTATCGTAGGTGTTCCGCCAGAGGTGGCGCTCGGTGCTCTTGCTGGTGCGGTAATTTTTGTTACCTCTGCGGTAGAGTATCCAATTCGTCGTCGCGTATTCTTGTCGATGCTCAGCTTTCTCTGCGGCCTTCTTTTTTACAAACCAGCAGCATCAATTCTTATCGGCATAGCCAGCCTGATCCCTACCATCACGCAGGACTCGTTCGAGAAAGGGATTGTTTTCTCTGCTGGCGCATTCGTATCAGCAATTGTCGCAGTGCGAATTGGTATCTGGCTCTATCACCGTTCCGATAATCCACGCGAGTTAATTCCGGGGAGAAAAGACGATGGTAACGCATGACCTGTTTTTACTTATCACCAATGCAGTTATTTGTACTGGCATAGCAATTCGCGTTGTCACTTTCCAGCGTAACGGATCTCAACACCGAAGATGGGGTGGGTGGATTGCTTATTTCCTGATTGTTGCTGCGGCCAGTATTCCTGTTCGTGTCGTTTATGCAATCTGGTTACGCACGCCAATGGCTGTGGATTTATCTGAGGTCATTATCAACGCTGTCATGCTTGCTGCGGTTATTAAAACGCGCGGTAACGTCGTTCAGATTTTCAAAATAACGAGGTCTAAACATGGAGATTAAACAATTCCAGCGAGCTGCTGGTATTAGAGAGGCGCTGGCCGCTCGCTGGTTCTCGCATATAACTTCTGCGATGAAAGAGTTTGGTATCAGCAAAGCAGAGGATCAGGCAATGTTTATTGCTCAGGTCGGGCATGAATCTGTGGGCTTCACCAGATTGCAGGAGAATTTCAACTACAGTGTCAGCGGTCTGGCTAACTTCGTTCGGGCTGGGCGTCTCACTCAGGGGCAGGCTAATGCACTGGGTCGCCGTGCTGGTGAACCACCATTGCCACTCGAGCGCCAGCGAGCGATCGCCAATCTGGTGTACAGCAAACGCATGGGGAACAATTCCCCTGGTGACGGCTGGAATTACCGAGGCCGTGGACTTATCCAGATTACCGGTTTGAATAACTATCGTGACTGCGGAAACGGCCTGAAAGTGGACCTGCTGGAGAATCCTGAACTGTTAGCGCAGGACGAATATGCGGCTCGTAGCGCGGCGTGGTTCTTCTCCAGCAAAGGTTGCATGAAGTATACCGGCGATATTGCTCGTGTAACTTTGATTATCAATGGTGGCAGGAACGGCATCGACGACCGGAGAGCGCGGTACATCACTGCCAGTAATGTGCTGGCGGTATGATCTGGGCATTCGTAAAAGCATACTGGAAACAGTTGCTTATCGTGTTGATGCTTGCTGCTCTGTTCATCGTCGGAGTGGTTGCCTGGAATATGCACGGCAGCCGCCAGTACGATGCCGGGTATGCGCAGGCACAGGAAGATCAGAAACAGGCTGATGATAAGGCCAGGTCACAACGTGATCAGGAGAAAACACAAATTGAACGTGAAGCACAATCCCGTATCGATGTGGCGCGTGTTGATGCTGAGCATGCTAATGCCGCTGCTGACAGCCTGCGCGCCGAGCTTGACAAAACCAAGCGACTCGCCGAACACTATACCGGATCTTTCCCCACTGGCACGCCAGCCAGCAAGGTCATCGGTGTGCTCGCCGACATGCTTGAAGAAAGCAATCGAGTTTACAACGCAACAGCAGCTGAGGCTGAAAAGTATCGGATTGCAGGAGAATCCTGCGAACAGCAATACGATTCACTGAAGAAGCAAAAATCGTGGCACTGATTTCCGGTGACGGTATATAAAACGGTACGGTAAAAATCATGTTGCAGAAAGTTGTTATCAATCAATTGGTTATGGTATCCGTAAATAATTGAGTGGGAATGATTTGACCCTGCACTATGAATGAACAAAACCCTCTGTTACTACAGAGGGTTTTTTGTGCACAGAAAACCCCCAGCTAGGCTGGGGGTTCCGGAAAGCTTTCAGCTTTGAGCCAGTTATTAAAACCCCTTT